CGCCGCCTCCCGATGTGCCGACACCGCTTGCTGTTCCGTAGGAGTGGCGATAGCCACCTGCGCCTGCGCCGCCAGCGTAGGCACCCCCTCCGCCACCACCAGCGATAACGAGATAGTCCACGGTGACAAGCACCGTCTCATCACCTGTCGGCATCCAATCTTTCGTATATTGAGACGATCTAAATCTAAAACCAAGATCTGGCATAAACTACCTAACCAAAAATCTGTCCACCAAGGACAGATTGATCAGAATCAGCAGCAACCCCCGCCTGCCCCCACTCCAATCCCGAAGCAGTAGAAGAATTTGCAAGAAGAGCTAAACCATCACTTCCTACACCAAGACGAATAAGTGTATCGGCGGCAGAAGCGGCAACAATATCGCCCTTAGTTGTAACAAGATCAGCAGTCGGATCAATTCCCCAATTTAAACCACTTGCAGTAGAAGAATTTGCTATGAGAACATAACCATTTGTTCCAGCAGCAAGTTTTATAGCAGTATTATCAGCGCTACCAACAAGAAGATCGCCCTTGGCATCAATCTTATTTAATAGCTCATTGAATGGCGCAGCACCAATCTCAACCCACACGTTGCTATAATAAACATAAGTACCACCAGTATCAGATTCATACCAAATTTGACCATTAATCGGATTTGTTGGAGCGCTATCAGAAACAAACGCAGCCATTCCCGAAGCACCAATTTCAACCCACTGAGATGACGAACCATCATCATAATACACAAACGTTTTAGCAGTATCAGATTCAAACCACACCGAACCATTATCTGGGGAGGCGGGTGCGGTATCAGAAACGGTGACACTGCCTGAACCAATGTCGCGATATATTGAACCATCATTGGTAAACTGCCATTTATCAGTTGACTCATTCCACCGAATATCAACGTTCGTTGAAGAACCTCTTTCAACTTCTAAACCAGCATTTAAATTTGGCGCACCAGAAACTCCAGAATTAAGAAGAATAAAATTATCTTCAACTTGCAAATTGGCTGTATTTAAAGTTGTTGTATTACCGCTAACGATAAGATCACCAGTAACTGTTAAATTACCACCAACAGTAACATCATCAGGAAGTCCAATTGTTACAGAACCAGTTGAGGCGCTTATCTCTACTTCATTTGCTGTTCCAGTAAGACTTTTAACAGCCGCATTTGCAAGAAGATCATTGGCTTGAATGGCACCAGTTAGATTTAATTTGCTATATGCGATTGCCGCACCGCTTGCAACATCTGCATTTACGATACTGGACGAAAGATTTATTTTAGAATATGCAATCGCAGCGCTTGAATTAATATCAGCGTTTACGATTGAACCATCAATAATTTGATTAGAGCCAACAGTATTGGATGCTACAGAAAGTATTGTTTCTACTAGATTAGGCATATTCAACTCCGCTAATTGTAAAAGTTAAATCTGTGCTGTTTTGTGCAATATATACATTGCTGTTTGAAGGAATCACAATTGAAGTATTGTAATAAAGAACGTTATTTCCCAACACCTCAGCATTGGAAATAATTTTATTGTTCGCTGCAGGCGAAGCGCCAGCAACTAAAATATGAATAGAGGCAGATGCGCTATTTGCTGTAGCGTTGCAAATATTAATAGATTTAATAATAGAATAATTATTTGCAACATTGGCAACACTATATGCATTAGCCGTAGAGTCATTGCCAATATACATTAATTTTGGAGTTAATGCTGGCATTTATGCCCCCATCCAAACTAAAACTTGATTATCATATGTTACATTATTCATGTCTTGAAGAACTGAGGCATCAAGAACGTGGTCAACAAAACTACCAGAATTATGACTTACTGCAGTGGTGCCATCGAAGCCGCGAGAAGAAACAGTAAATGTATTTGAAGCTCTGCTAGAAATTAAAAGTTTTTCTTCACTTGCATTTCCTCTGTCTATTACAACAACAAATTGGTGAATACCGCTAGGAAAGGTGCTTCCATCGGCAACAGAAAAACTTGTAGCACTACTATTTAATGAACTACTTAGCGTTGTTCTAAGAACGCCGCCGCTGAATTCTCTTCTAATCACAGCGCCTCCTTAGTCAATCGTCACATCAAGATCGCCAGTTGCGATTCTTAAAGTATCACCCGCATCAGTGGTTTTATTTGTAGTAAGCGTACCATAAAGCAACATGTTACCAGATGACGCCGCATCAAAAATTGCAATTGCAACAGTTGTGGCAGCAGGCATGCCCGTAAAGTCAATATTGGCGCTATTAGAAGTTGCACCGCTTGCCGCAGCAGAAAAGGCCGCCTCTTGACGAGCATAAGAACCACCAGTTACTTCGGTACCGCCGCCAGCATCAGTGGGGGCGACGGTAAACAATCCAACATAAACTGTTGGCATAGTGTACGATGTGGTGCCAAGAAAGTGATCTAAAAGTTTATTCTCAAGATAATTGGTAAGATTGCCCGCCACTGTTAGCCCTCCTGATTATTATAATACATTTCCTTTTCTTCATCACTAGGTAATCTGAAATTGTCAAGAGCAAGTAGTTGGCGAGCTGTTTCAATATCCAATTCAGCCATTCTATTTTTACGATCAAATTTAAAACCATTTGGCATTGAATAGCCAGCACCACTCTCAAAATACACTATAGCCTTTTCAACATTTTTTGGTAAATTAGTATTTTTTTCTACAGCCTTCTTTTGTTTTGTTTTTTTAGGTTGTGCAACTTGTTCGGAAGTAACAATATTAGTCATGTATTAATCCTATCATTTTTAAAAAATAAAATCAATTACAGAATAAAGGCGGGGTGCGTTTGCACCCCGCCAATACTCTATAGTTTAATAATTATCAGGCAGAGCGAAGCTTAACATTCTTTGCAATAACGTAGGATTCTGCATTCTCTATATTGCAAGCAACGCGCATGAACTGCGTGTATTCAATTGTGTCCTTCTTAGGCTGGAACTGACGATACACCGTGATGTCACGATGCATACCAACAACTCTATTGTTGGGGAATGTCAGCTCAACATAACCGTGGCTACCCGAAGCGCCAGAGTAGTCGCCAGTGACCGTCTCAGGCAACAGCGGAATTTCCACGAGCGGAATACCAAAGGGCGCAAGCCCTGTAGCACCAGCACCGCCTCTTGAACCCATCGCGCCAGAAAGGAACGCCTGCTCGCCAACCACCGAGGCAGGAGCGGGTGCGCCTGCTGTAGCGGCTGTTGCCGAGTTGGGGTTCTGAAGACTGAAGATGCTGTCCTGAACAACGCCAGGGCCAGTGAAAAACTTCAGTTCATTACGACGCTGCAGGTACTTGTTTGGCATGTTGCGAAGCACGCGATCATATGTTGCGCGCGACACATTGTTACCAGCCTCATCAACGGTTGTGCCGCCAGCGAGAGCGAGCTTAACAAAACCATTCAGTGCCTTAAGCAGAGCGTTGTCCGAAGACGTATTGCCCGAAATCAGAAGGTCGTCAAGATCTGTTGCAGTCTGACGAGCCATCATCTGTGCAATATGGTCCTCTAACCCAGCGCCCTCGATGTTGTCCTCAAGAGCCTCTGTGCTGATCTCCCAATCCAGACGAAGCTTAACGCTTGAAAGCGAAACCTTCGTGAATGTAAGAGCAGCATTTGTTTGACCAGTAGTTGCTGCCTCGGTTGCTTTTGCCATAAGGCGGGTACCAACCGAAACCTTGTCAATGTCCAGCGTAGGAGTACGCATGCGCACAACGCGCGCATTCTGCATAAGCACCGATCTGTCAACGACGAAATCAATAAAACGATTTGCCTGCTCAGCGTTGAGAAGACCACCCGAACCTTCACTTACATCGGATGTGGTTACTTCATTAGCCTTAGCAAGGATCTCTTCTTGTGTTGCCATAGTTAAATATTCCTCCTTAACTAATTATGACCTGTAACCCAGCGACTTAATTACGCTTTGGGGCAGGTAAACATTGTTCCACACGGACTTCGGCTCGGCGGACTTCTTTAACTCCACCTCTTCTGTCTCTTCTGTGTCAACGCTCTTCTTCATTGCACCAGCCTGGGCAAATTCCTCCACCTTGGCTGTCTGCTCAGCGAGAGCGGCCTCAGTTGCTTCAAGCTTCTGAGTCAGCTCAGTCTTCTGAGCATCAAAGTTCTTAGTTACTTCATCAATCTTTGCATTAATTTTTTCCTCAACCTCATTCTTTAGCGAAGTTGCAAAATCATCAAATTTCTGATCAATGACGGAACCAAGAGCCTCTTTGAGAACTTCAATATCCATCTGTGTTTCCTCCACTTGCTCAACATCCACTTCGTTTGCATCTGAAGTTTCAGTAGCAACGGACTTTTCAAGCCCGCTATCATTCGGCTCATTCATAAGCCAAACGATAAATTTTCTCATTAAAGAAATTTTATTATCTGTCAATGAATTTTCCATAGGTTTTACCTTATCACATTCTTCTTGATTTTGCAATTTAACATTAAAAGCATCCTCCTTGTTTTTAAATATTTCAATATCATCTTCAGTAAATTCAGAAATGTCCATAGTTTCATAAAGATCATCTAAAAGAACATCAATAATATAGTCGTTAACCTCGCGATCTGAGGTCTCGGCAGGGTCAAAGTCGGCATTTTCAAATATAAATTGGGCAAGCAAATCGTCAAGATCATCTTCGGCATAGCTCTTGTTTCCCCCCTTCATTCTTCGATATCTTTCAAGAAGTCTTCGGCCTTTGGCGGCAAGCCTTGCGGCATCAGAACGATCCTGGGGTACGGGTTCGCCCCAAGCTGCGGCAGAGAGAGCTAAACGAGTGGGTTTGCCATTTGGCTTTTTCATTGGTCCAGATGGATTGGTAAAAAATCTTGTAAGGAAAGATCCTTTGCGGCGCATTTTTTCAGGGGTATTGGCTGGCCCCTTGACACCAGGCTTAAGGTTTGCACCTTCTGTTTGTTTAAAATGACGACGACCAGCGGCTGTTAAACCACCTTTGGGATCTTTTAAGGGTTGTTTTTTTTCAATGGGGACGCACTCACACACATCACCACAGCATTTAAGAACATATTCAAAACTACCATCATCTGTCTTTTTAATAAGATTAATTGTAGCGAGTGCATTTGCGGGATTATCAACGAGACTTAATTCACCAAGTTCATATTCTTTAATCATATGCATTTGTCTGCCATTATGCATCTTACCTTGCATCATTTCTTTTTTAACAATTCTTCCACCAATTGAAAAGGCTCTTAGTGTTCCATCAAGAATTTTTTCCCAAGTGTTTTGTGCGCCTTTAGAAATATATGCAGAAACCTCAATGGCATTAAATTCTTTACCATCGTCATCTTTGATTTTAATTGGTTTATAAGAAATAGCTTTTCCAACAGCTATCGGGCTATGCATTTCACGAATATTGCCAGCCCAGTTTTTAAACGCAACCTCAGAAGCAGCAAAATCAACAACATCTCCAACTTTATCAATATTGTCAGCTGTTGCAATGCCAGTAATAATACGCTCTTCTTTTTTGATCATTGCAATTGGAAAATCAAGAGAAAAATACGACATACTACCTCATAATATTTTATGGTTAATTTATATTAAACGCAAATTAACCAATTGCGTATACAGAAACAGTAACGTTTGCTGTCATTACTTGAAAAGTTGTGTAGTCGCCAGGAATGCAAACATATTCTTTGCTATCACTAGGAATGGCAACTTGATGAGGACCGCCATTTAATTTAATAACTGCGTCGGTACTCGCGTCATTATTCCAAAAACAAATGGCATATGTGTGGCGATTTAAACTTACCGTATTAGCGGCACTTGTTACTCCAGTAGACGAATAAACTACTGTACCCTCAAAAGGGGTCATGTTGAACCTCCTGCGTCTTGCATTTGCCCACGCTCAGCCTGATCACCCGAAACTCTTGGATCTGACGCGCCCTCGGGTGTGTCAGCGCGAGCATTCGGAGGTTCCGAAGAAGCGTTATTGCTATTGCCAGGGGGGGCACCAGGCCCACCCTGTTCTTTCTTAACTCTTGTTGGGAACGGAAGCGTCTCGTCGCCATCAACACGCTCTGGCAAACCTAGCTGCCCTCGAACTTCGTTGGGTGAAATAACTTCTGTTCTCAAATATCTATCATTAATTCTAGACTGAATATCTTCATCAATCAAGTCAATGCCTTTAAATTTAAGAGTAAATAAATCAGTAAACTCTAACATCATACGATTGAGACGTTTTTCAATAACGGCTTGATCGGGGCCAACAACTTGCATTTTAAATGTTTTATCTGAATCCCTAGAGACTGCCAAATTTGCATTATCATAAACACCAACTTTTGGAGCAGGCACTCTATTGGCTATAAGAATTTCGTCTCGGTTTGATTTGCGATATTTATCAAAAGATGCATCTTGCACGCCAGCTTCAAGTTTTTCAAAACGAATGTCACTGTCTGCGCCAATTGAAGCGGGAATTGGAATAACAAGCGTACCATGATTACGACCTTTAACTTCTTTTCTAAAATAATTAATAAGTTCTTGTTTTGATTTATTACTTAACTTTGCACCTTTAAGAACAATTGCATATCTAGGAATTGCTTTATTTTCAAAATAATCAATATTATATTCTTTTGCAAATTTATCTCCAATAATTGCCGCAGCAGCAGATACTGCTGATGGTACACCATAGTAAGTATTTTTTGGAGTGTAAATTTTAAAATGAATAATTTCATTTGGTTTTGGATCTGAATTAATAGGATCTTCTGTTTCTTTATCTGCGTAATTTCTAAAAAATACAGCAGAAATTTTATTACTGCGTGCAATCTGGACAAACCCGTCGCGTTTTCTTCTTACACGCACCATAGTGCCAGGAATGT